CTAGATTATATTCTGTTTTTCCTAAGCAAAGTTCACCACCTGTTGCAGTAAGTGAGTATGCTAGGTTACCTGTTGTTGCTTCATCTAATGTGAATGAAAACAAGTGATTGTTTGTGTCAGGTTGTCCAGATCTGACTGTTGTTGAATCGCTTACTGTGCCGTTAAATACCTCAACGCCACCCACGGATAACACAGCGGTTACATCACCTGATGATGCGTATGCTTGCCCGTATACTTTAAATGTTCTGTTAGCCATGTGCTATGTTCTCCAATATGTTAACATTATTTATCCAGATGCCAATGGCGTAGGACTTCTTCGTCATTGATTTCATGCGGATTAGGTACTCCGTGAAATACAACTATACTTAAATCTTTAAAAATATGACTTCGGTCTTTGCCTCTGTTCGGGTATGATCTGTAAATAAAATCCATTCCGCCGTCCATTACTTCCCATCTATAACTTTTTACATGAGTTTGATCTAACCAACGCTTTTTACTTTCTGGGACCTCTGCATCTACAAAGTCTTGATCACCATTGTATTGTGTCATTATTGCATGATGATTACGTTTGAACTTTTTCCATAAATCAGAGAATTCATCAGTGTTGAATACCATTACGCTACTATTTATTGTCCATTTATTTTTTTTCCATAGATAGCGAAAGTCTCTCACTGCCCAAAACTGCTCGTTGCCTAACCTAAGCATCCAGTCTAAATTACCTGTTAGTATAATATCTAAATCAAAATAGAATAACCTACCTTGAAAGTCTTTATGTCTAAATAATTGCGTTTTGTACCACCAGGATTTTTTGGGTCCGGTAACACCTAGATCTTTGAGTGCATGTTTATGCCAGTGCTTAGGTACTTCTCTAGCTTTTTCTGTCCATATGTGAAAACGTATAGGACAACTAAAGTTCCTACGTAGTCCTGCTTCTAATTTCTTAGCATAGTCTAAGGTATAGTATGCACCGTGTAATACACACCCACAGTCTATACCATTTTTCATATAGTCATCTACCTGTTTCATAATGCTGATTCCAATCTAGTGTACCACATACCGTCCTGTATTTCTTCTATAAAATATTCAGTGTGTACCATTTCTGTAAGCCATTGTCTAGTAGCTCTATTTTTCAGCTTCTTTAGCCTGTCTATTCTATTACTAACTGGGTAGGCTAAACTATATGCACTTGTTATCACTGGTGTACCTTGTATTGCGGCCTGTATTCCAGGTCCACTTGAATAGTTAACAACGCAATAGTAATTAGCATCAAAGTTAAAATCATCGTAGGTGTTAGCTATCTTGTGAGGTTGTTCACTATACATGGACAACGGTGATCTAGGATGACTGCGAACAACAATAGCTCTATCAGTTTGGTCTTGAATAATTTTAACCTGTCTCTGTATCCAGTCTTCTTGACTGACTAGATGATGTAGTTGATGACTTTTGTGGTGTTGTCCCGCTATTAGTATTTTTCCATTGTTACGGTTACGCATGCCCTCACTCCACAACTCATAACCAAATAATTTAAGTCTGTCATCTGACAAATTGTCAAGATGTCCGTGGTGACCTTCTGTTGTGATATTATTAACAGATATTTTCCAGGTAATATTACGCTTAAGAGCACCTACTTCAATTATTATTACAGGTTTGTTCTGACTTCTAAAGTGTTCGTATATTTCTTTGTTAGGTTCCATACGCCCAGCCCAGAGGCAACTCCATATTACAGCAACATCTGCTGTCATATCATTTTCTACTAAGGTATAATGTTTGCGTGCACCTTCTAAGAATGCGGCCAGAATTGGCTTACTGTTTAGTGAGGCATGTGCAGAAAAATAGGTCAGTGTTTTCATTGAATAAATATATGCTAATATAACAATATGTATCCATTTTTAAAGACAAGGTGTAAAAAATGAAATATACCCTAATTACTACATTTCATCAGGAAGGTATGGAACAGTATGGTCAAAGGATGATAGACACCTTTGAAAAATATTGGCCAGAGCAAATTAATCTTGTTGTGTATGCAGAAAATTGTACACCAATAACTACTAAATCAAATGTATCAGTCGTTAACTTACTTGCAACAAGTAAAGAATGTAGAGACTTTGTTAACCGACATAAAAATAATCCTAAAGCACACGGTAAAGATACAACGCAGGATCCTCGTAAACAATTTAAATGGGACGCTGTTCGTTTTTGTTATAAAGTATTTGCTACAGGACTAGCACTAAACACTATTATGGATACTGATTGGCTAGTTTGGTGCGATGCTGACACACTTACACATACCCCTGTCCCTGTAGAGTTTATGGGATCAATATCGCCATTTGGAAAAATGATTACCTATCTAGGAAGAGGTGATAGATATCATCCTGAATGTGGGTGGGTGGGTTATAATCTAAGACACCCTAATACAAAAATGTTTATTAGAGAATTTGTCAAACAGTATGAAGATGATCTATTGTTTGAGTTAGATGAGTACCATGACAGTTATGTATGGAGTACTATTTGGAAACGATATAGAGAAAATCCAGACAACGAATTTTATAATTTAAACCCTACTGACAATAAAGGCTTTGCTGGTCATCCATTTATTAACAGTGCTCTTGGAAAATACCTAGATCATGTTAAAGGTAAACGTAAAAACGAAGGACATAGTTGGGGTAGAGATCAAGGAACACACACTGATCACCCTTATTGGTCTTCCTTAAAGGAAAGATCTTAATGTATCAAAAACACGGGTGGTGGTTTCCAGACTCTGACACCCATTTTAATAAAATGTTAACTAAAAATGTTGAAAAAGGTGGGGGTCCGGTGTACCAGGAACCCGTTAGAAAGCGATCATTTCAATTCGTACAACACAAAGGTCTAGCGTTGGACATAGGTGCCAATGTAGGCTTATGGTCAAGTGATATGGCTAACCAGTTCGACCGTGTTATCGCATTCGAACCAGTAGCAGACTTTCGTGCATGTTATGAGAAAAATGTTAACATGGACAAGGTTGATTTAAGAACATGTGCATTAGGAAACGAAACAACAAAAATTGACATGATCATTACTCCTGTCAACACCGGCCACAGTCATGTAGATACTAATACAATGGGTAACGGAACTATAGATATGTTTAAGTTAGATGATCTTAATCTTCCTAATTTTGATTACTGTAAAATAGATTGTGAGGGGTACGAAGAAAATATTCTATTAGGCGGTCAAGAGACTTTTAATAAATGCAAACCTGTTGTAGTAATTGAAGAAAAAGGTCACACAGACGTGGGATTTAAAACTGGAAATGAAGCAACACGTCTTTTAAAAAGTTGGGGATTTCGAGAACTTGCCCGTGTACGTAACGATATTATATTTGGACGAAACTAAAGATATTTTTTAAAGTGTTCCCACACTAGTCCTTGCTTTATTTCAGCATCACTCCAATGGCAGGCTGACAAATTATATAACCACTGCGATCTTTCAGGATAGTCTGGAGTCATTATATTGTCAATGTTATGATTTGCTACTTCCCAAGTTACAGCATCTTCGTCTGCTACAAATACAGGAACACCAGCTAAGATACTAGCAACAGAGCTCGACGAATTATAAAACACGCTAGCATGTGCACCTTCGAGATCTTGCTGTAGTGATCCACCTTTTACACTTTCATATACGTTTACTTGTTGTAAGTACTGTGTGATATCACACTTGCGTTTGGGATGGGGTCTAATTAAAATAGGCATCGGTGTGTGTTTTCTAATCGAAGCAATTGAATTTGCCAACCATTGATCTAAGTCAGCACCCTTCATATTCCAACCACCGTCACGTTGTAAGCAAATTAAAATATGACTACCAGTGCCGTTTTCTCTCCACGGTTTGATTCCAGGCATGCGTAGATCATGTCTAATTTGATTCCATTTAATATTATTACTTCCAGCATTGGCGTATTCGTGCTCATTGTAATAAACACCATCTAGACTATAACGAACATACTGACTATCAGGATCTGCAAACTTAAAACAACTGCCATCTATAGGCATGCAGTGATGTCCGTTTTCTCGGGCCCATTCTATTACTGCCTTGCGTAAATGTATATGTGGTCCTGAGAATGTTTGTCCTACCCAGCCAATAAACACTCCTAGTCGTGCAGGAACAACTTCGCAATTAGTCTGTACAAACACATTAGCACCTACCTTAGTACACCCTTCACTGAATGCTTTTAATATTTGTGCTTTGCGGTCATGGTCTGCTATTCTTGGCAAACTTGAGAGATACACAACTACATCATACATGCCATGTCTCCAATATTTTTTTAGCAGTTCCGTTTACTAACTCGTCGGTTGTAAATTGACTGTAACTTAAATAGCATAGCC